ATCTAAGTTTTTTAAATACTATCATCTTTTTTATAAACTACTGCAGGTGCCTTTCTTGCCATCATATCAAAATTTACACTCATACTTCTTCTCACACCAGGACCTCTAAATGGATATACTAGATGTTCTAAGTCATATGGAAATACATAGAAGTCTCCCACTTTAGGGTCTATTAAATGATGTTTTATAGAAAACTGTCCACCACAATTACCCGCTAGTGTTAATCTACCATTATGAGGCATAGCAGTATTTGTATACTCTTTACCAAAGTCAGGTACTTTTAAAAATAAAACTGAAGTAAACCCTATCTCAACTAAACCAGAGTGTCTATGCATAACTTGATATTCACCTTCTCTTTGGTCATTTATCCAAGCATCATTAATATGAAATGCATCTAACTTAAAAGATGGTTCATACAAAGATTGATTATATGTTGTTGATACTGCCTCTACTAATTCTCTATCTTTATCTGCTTCTGCTAACCAATCTCTAACTCTATACTCACTAGTTATTTTCGCTGATAAAGATTCTCTTGCATCTTCAAAAGATTTATCTGTTATTTGTTCATCCATTTTTTTGTTTAGTCTATCAACTAAACCTTTTGATACTGTAAACAATTGAACTTGTTGCCCAAAGTATAATGTTTTAATATGTTTCATTCACTTGCCTCACTATATAAGTTCTGCACATACTGTTTTAATTTATTTTTATCTAAAGGTGTTTCAATTTGGTCAATATACTTTCTTAAAAATGTCAAAGTATCTTCACCTTGTTCTAACACATCATCTTTTACTGATACATTAATATCAATAGGATCATCTATGATTTGTAATTGATGCACATTTATTTTACTATATAATCTTTCAACAAATTTATTATACATTTCATCATCTGTTTTATTTGATATAATAAGTTTAACAAAAGTTTTGTCGAACTGGTCTATATCATAATTTGTATAATCAACTTCTTTATCATTATAGATAATCTTCTTATGTATTCTATACGGATTTGATACTCTTGTCAACTCTCTAGTGGCAGTATCGAATATATGAAAACCTTTAGGACATTTATAGTCTGACCAAGTTATTTCATATTGTGTACCAAGATAGTATATTTGACCATCGTCAGACTTCTTGTGAAAGTGTCCTGATATAACTTTTTCATATCGTTTAAATATATTTTTATCTAGACCCATTTCAGAAAAATGACCTTTGTGCATTTCAAAACCCTTAACTTCTAAATGACCCATTAATATTTCACAATTAGAATTTTGTATCATGTTAATCGAATCACTATAGATATCATCACAAATCCAAGGTACAAACATAATATCTAAACCATCAAAAGAAACTACTTCAGGTTTCTTATATACTTTAGAATTACTATTAATTTTAAGATTAGTTAATGCATTGACTTCATTTGTATTTTTAAAGTAAGTATCGTGATTGCCTAATATGACATGTGTTTCAATAGAATTTTTATATAGTCTACTCCAGAACTTCTTTCTAAAGTTATGTGCTATTTTATGATTGATAAATTTTCTTCTATCAACAACATCACCAAGATGTATTAGTGTCTTTATATTATTTTCTTTTAAGTAAGGAAAAAATATATCATCATAAAATTTATTTTGATACTCTAGAAATGCAGGAGAATCATTACGACACCCAAAATGAGTATCGTTCAATAATGCAATTTTCATAAATTAGTTGTCCTTCATTTTTTCAGACCAGAGTATTTCAAACTCTTCATCTAATTGTGCTGTATTTTCTACAACACCCCATAATCTTTCAAAATACGAATCATAGCATTCTCGAGCAGTAGATTCAGTTACTTCTAAATGACCTTTAGTCAAATAGAATATTCTATACACTTCTTTTTTACTCTTCATATATTATAGAAATTCGTCTAGTTTACCTTTTTTTACTCTTCTTTTTTTTTCTTTTTTTACTGCAACAGGTGTATCATTTACTTCTTCTGTAGAATTTTGTCTTAGAAACTCTGTAAACTGATTCGTATATGAACCATCATCATGTGGTTGTAATGTTAAATCATCTAAGTTTGATTGAGTTAATAACTTTTGTTTTATGATAACTTGTTTTTTTTCTTTTTGTATTCTTCTCACAAATGCAAAATATATTATTTGTGTAAAATAAGCAAAAGGGTTTTTAGATTTTTCTGGATCAAAGTTGCCTAGATACTGTAAACAGTTTTCAATACCATCAGATATCATATCATCTCTAAATGTATAATTAATAAAATTAGGACGATAAGATAAGTGATTCGCAATTTTTAGGAAACAACCACCTATGTAATTAGTAACTGGTGGTCTTTCTTCTCCATTTTCTTCAGCATTGTTACAAACTTTTTTGTACTCTTTCATTGCTTCTAGAAACATTGAATTATCTACATAATGTTCATTTTTCTTTTTATTTTTCATTCAACTAATATACTTCCTTTTATCAATTTTGTCAAGCGTAAAACGATATTAAATTTTAGACTTGACATATATTTTTTATTATGTATACTCGTGTATGTCACGATTCAAGATAACTACTTAATGTACGGTACCTGGGTCCTCATCATCATCATAGTAATCACCAAATATTTCATTTAATCTTTTATTTTCTTCGTCTGTAAATCTTTTTCTATCATATCCTGGAATACTTTTATTTGGTTCATCATAAGATGATTTTACTTCATTATAACTTTTTTGCATCTCATTGGCGGCATTTGTTATAGTTAATATTTTACTTTTAGGAATAGTTATAATTTTATCATTTGTGTAACTTGCCCATTTTATTAATGCCACATAATCTCTAAATCCACCACCAGTCATTTGAGGTATATATCTTATTTGCATCGGTCTTTCTAAACGAAGTAAAGGAGAATCATCAGGCAATTTACCTTCTTTTGCAAGAACACAAACAATGTCATCTCCGTTTGATAACTTGATTATTTTTATTTCTTCATTACTCATTTTTTAATCCCACCTTGTGTATTTCGTAGTTAAATTTTTCATCTTTGTATATATTTAGTCGTTCTCTAAAATGATTGAGTGTGTAGTTTGATGACCCTAAATCATCTGATATATCATATAAAGTAGCATCTGATTTGTTATCTTTCAATCTAAGTCCCCTACCGATAGACTGTAAGTTTCTAATGCGTGATTTACTAGGTGAGGAAAAAACAATGTTATGCAAATTCCTAATATTAATCCCAGTAGAAAAAGTACCATAGGAAGCAATGATAATCGCATTATCTGATTTTTCCGTAATATTACGAATGTATTCTCTTTCATCTGTATCTACTCCTCCGTGTACATAAAATACTTTTTTATCTTCTGCCTTTTCAGCAATCATTTCTCTTAAATCTTTACCATGTTTTTCTACAAACTGAAACAAACATAGAGTGTTTCCTTTCAACGCAATACATAAATTTCTTATATATTTATTACGACCCATATGATGCACAAGATAATCCATTTCTTCTTGATACTTCATATTCTTTGGTGCGTTTAAGTGTTGTAAAACTAAACAATATATTTTCAATTGTGCTAATTGATTTCTCTCTTGCAATATATTTGTAGATATTACTTTATTTACATTGCCAAATACGCCTTCTAAAACTAGTTTATGTGTCTTTGAACCATCTAATGTACCAGTGAGACCAACCCTATATTTACAGTTCTCTAGTTTGTTCATAATCTTTGTTAATGATACTGCCTTAAATAGATGTGCCTCATCTCCTATGACCATACCAAACTGTTCAAACCATTTCTTTGGTTGTTGATATATTGATTGCCAAGTAGATATCACAACTCTCTTAGGTGTTGTCTTTGACATGCCTTGATATATTCTGTGTACATTTCTAAAACTATTGTAACCATAATCTTTAAAATCTTTATATAATTGTTCTACAAGAGATGTTGTAGGAACAATAATTAATATTTTATTATTTTTATCATCTTTACTTCTAAGTAAATTATAAATTAGTATTAGATATATGATTAATGATTTACCACTGCCTGTAGGTGATAGTAATAAACATCTTCTTTTTTGAATTGAATATATAAATGCTTCTTTTTGATAATCCCGTACTTCGTGAGGAAGTTTTAATGCACTTAAAAATCTATCTATGTGTTTAGGTTTTATTTTTGCATCTTTTATTTTTGTGCCATTAACAACCTGTATATTATTTTTTTCTGCCCAATCTAAAATGTAATTATATAAACCGACATAAATTTGACCAGACGCATATTGAAATAACCTTATTTTACCATCCCATACTCTACTTCTATATTGAGGTGTAAATTTAAAACCTGGCATTTCAAATGCAAAGTATTCACTTAAATCTCTCTTAATAGAATTTTCTGCTTCTACTTTAAGATAAACTTCATTCTTTTTTTCTATTACAATATATTTGGTTAAGACCATTGTTTTCCCAATGTCCAACCTACTAACACCTTTCTAGTGCCTTTTCGAACTTTGTTAACTCTATGCCACATAAAAGATGGAAATACTAATAATGTTCCAGGTTTAAATCCTCTTAAATCTATTGTGTACTTTTCATTATCATCTTCTTTAGGATTAGGTACGGTTATATCAAAAGCACCTCCCTCATAATTATCATTTAAACTTAATGTAAAACTTAATTTTCTTATATACCCATTATCATATGGTTCAGATAAACTGTCTATGTGCCAGTTATAAAAATCATCTTTGTTATATACTGTGTATTGAAAAGGTTCAAAATCTGCAAGTGAAAAGTTCCACCCTGCTTTTTTGTTTGCAAGTTTTACTGATTCTATTAATTGTAGTTCTAGGTGTCTGTTTTCTATCCAAGAAACTTTAGAAGAACGATTGAATTGTTTGCCGTCTAATATCTCGCCTGTTTTTAATTCTTTACTTTCACCTTGTGAAATAATATTACTACACAGTTCTTGTGTTATTGAATTATTAACAATGTGATAAACTTTATCTAAATACATTATAAATCGCCATTGGTAAATTTACGCCAATCAATAGAGTTTTTTATTAGAAATCCTCTGTTATTTATTTGTTTAACAGTTCTATCTAGATAATCAATTACAACTTCAAGATACTTTACTTTTTGTTTTGACTTTTGTAATTCACTATCTGCATCTAGATATTTATCTATATCTTGACGAAGTATTTTTAAATCAAATGGTTGTTCTTTATACACTTGTGCTTCTGCTTTACCAGTGTAATATTCCCACTTGTATTTTTTCAATAACTTATATTCGTCATCTGCTTTTACTTGTAGTAATTTAAACTTGTTTAATTCTTTTAGATATTTGTTATGTAACTGTGGTGTCTTTATTGATTCTAAAGACAAGTTAGTTTCATCCATTTTTAAATCATTTTGGACTTGTTTTTGTAATTCTTCTAATGTCATTCAATCACCTTTTTAATAATGTATTATAATATAAACCTTTCAAAAAGTCAAGGATTTAAGAGGCAGTAATCTTCGTTGAAGAACCTCCTGGGTCTGCAAATTTGTAGATTAAATAATTAAATGTTACAGATGCTGTTAAATAGTCAATGTCTGTTGCTTGTTGGTCATAATTTAATCCTGATAAAGAAATGGGATATACATCTTGAAATCTACATTCTAATATAGGATTATTTTTACTAGATAATACATTTAATGTTGCGTCTGAGTAAACAGGACCTAAATTTTGAGTAGGACCTTTAGGTGCTTTACCAGCATCTTGAGTTGTATTACTACCAGTTGTAGGAAATCTATCTTGACCTGATGCTAATAAGTTTTGATACTCTGAGTCGTCAGATGGAAAACCTAACCCTATCAACCAACCGTGTATCTCTTGATAGTTTTCTAAATTTTCATTTACTATAAATGTCATTTGTAATTGTTCATATGTCAACTCTGCACCAGGTATTGGTATAGGTTTAAATCTAGTTGCAAAAGTTTCAGAACTTAATGATACACCAGGTATATTAACTGCTGTACAAAAATACTCAACTTTAGGTAGTTTAAGAATACTAAACTTAAATTGAGTAGGACTTGCATAGTCTAATTGCGTTGGTTGTCTTTGTAATCCTGATGTTGTCATACTATTATTTATACGCTAAAAAAAAGGGACATCCGAAGATATCCCTTTTAGTGTTCTTATAGATAGAGATTACATTAAGTTCGCAACTTGAACTCTTCTGTAGTATCTATTACTGTTGGCAGCGCCTGCACCATCGATAACAGCATCAGAACTAGAAGACGCCTCAGCAAATGGATTTGCCTGTAGACCATATCTAGTTTTGAAACCAATCTTTGGTTGGAAATTGTCTTGACCAACTGCTCTTACCATTTGTAATGGTACATATGGACAGTAGAATAATCCACTATCATATGGTGAAGAACCTTTATACCCAACAACAAAGTATTGAGCAGCAGCGTTATTTGCTGAGTACGGGTCAATATAAACTTTATATCTACCATTTAGTACCCCAGCGAAAGTATTGCCAGTGTCGTCAACTTGTAAGTTGTTGTTTAATGCAGGTGTGTAATCTAATACGCCTGCCATTTGTAAAGCAGAAGCAACATCAGATGAACATATTAATATGTTACCTTTACCTCTACGAGTTCTTTGAGCAATAACATTTGCTTCTCTTTCAACTTGGAACATAAGTCCTTTAAATCTCTCAACTGACCATCTACCGTTTGAGTCTGTATCTAAATCAAAGATACCAGCAGTAGTTGTGTTGATAGCATTTACAGAACCAATTGCAGTTGAACCAGAATCAGATGCCCCAATTTCAGCATTGATGTAAATAGTTCTTACAACTTCTCTGTTAATTTCTGCAAGTATTTCAGCAGATAGGATATTTGCAAGTTCTGTTTCAGCATCTAAACCATGGATTGCCTTTAAGTCTTGTGCAAGTTCCATTGTATATTCTGCCTTTAATGCCCTACTTTTAGCAGTCACAGTTGACTTCTCGATTGAGAATGCCATTTCTGCGAATGTATTGTCAGCAGATCCCCCTAATGCCTCAGCGGCAGCAGTTGACATACCAGTACCTTTAGTATATGTTCCTGCAGGATTATCGTTCAATAATTTAGGGTTTGTGCCAGCGTGGGCAGTTGATGAGAACCCGTCAACTGAAGAACCTTCTTTGTTTCTACCAGAAAAATCTGTATCTGCTTCATCAAATAGTGCTTCTGTTCCAGATTGACTATCGTATCTTGCTCTCATTGCAAAAATAAGACCGGTTGGACCAGTCATAGGTTGAACACCACATATATCATATGCGATTAAGTTAGGCATTGCTCTTCTTACTAACGAAATTAAAATTGGGTCCCAATTGTCTATACTAGAACCTGTTGCGTTAGCAGGAGTAACACTTGGAGATGCCTCACTAAGGAACGCTCTATCTTCTCTAATTGAGCGTTCTTGGTTTTCCAAGATAACTGAAGTCACAGCACGCTTGTAAGTATCCTCGATTTTTGGTAAATCAGGATGTTCCAAGACTGGCTGCCATTTTTTTTCATATGTTTCGGATAAATACATACTTATCTCCTATATTGTTTTTTTAGACAAACTAATGCCCTTGGTTTTACTAATAGCGGCGGAATAAGCAGCCATTGCATTATTTAACTCAGGACTAAGGTCTTGAGTGTCGCCTGCTGTAACATCATCTATATCGCCAGAAGATTCTTTCTTACCAAAATATGCCTCTTTAATAGTGGTTAGTTTTGACTTAAATTCTTCTTCGTTTGAGTATTCAACTTCTTCAGAAAGTTTACCAAATTCTTCTTTTTGAGTTTCAGCAAGGTCAGATGCCACTTCATTTATAATGTCGCTTCTCTTAAAATTACTATTCTCTTTTACGAATTCAGCGTTCTTTTGAATTTCTTTGTTTAATTGCTCTTCTAAATCAGCAATTTTATTAGATTGGTCTTCTAATACATTATACTTTTCATCTGGAACATCAATGTAATGATCCTCGAAAAGTTTTTTAAGACCTGTTATGAAGTCTTCTGCAATCTCTCCCTTAATGCCTCTTTCGATAGCAATAGAGTTTTCTTTCATCCATTCTTCAACAACATATGTTAAGTATGTGTCTACCTTTTCTGAAAGTACTTCTTTATGAGATTCTACTTCTTCGTTTAATTTTTTATCAAACTCAGTATTTAATCTTTCTCTTGCCTCAGTTATTTTTCTTTTAACTGCTGCTTCAAAAATTGTTGCTGTTTTTGATTTGAATTCTTCTGATAGGTCCTCGTCTTTCACAAGAGCATCTACATCAGCAGAAACATCTATTTCAACTTCTTCACCATAAGTAGCGTCTAACATTTCTTTGTCAGCATTAATTTTCTCATGGTCTTTCTGTGCTTTAACTGTTTCTTTCTGTCCAGGTGTTGAAACTTTAGTGACACCTTTTTCAGTATCAGGAGTTTCTAACTCTGCTGGTTTTGCTTTTGCGTTAACTTGGTCCTTTGCTTGAGTCGATTTCTTTGTGGCATCCGGATTGCTGTCTGTAGGTTTAACTACAGGAGCGCCTAAATCTTCATAATCACCTTTTAGGTGTGAAGGTTCCGCCGCCACAGCATTCTTTGTCGGAGCACTTGCCTGAGGATTAGCAGATGCTTCAGAAACAACATCTTGTTCTATTTCCTCTATCGCCTCGGTTTTTTTAATTACCTGGGTCATATTTTTTCTCCTCTAAAAGAACTTTTAGTTTTTGTTAACAATTATTTATAATATTAGAGATTTTTGAGAAAGTTTTCAAAAATTTCAATCTTCTTTTCTTCTAGTCTTTTTGTAGTTGCACTCTGTATTTCTTTCTTCCAAGTAGCAACATCTCTTTCTACTAGTCTTCCATTGTTCCATACCCACTCTTTACTTTCCATAATACCTTGTACAAAGGCATCAGGTGCTGAAGGGTCTGCAACAATATCAGCAGCGGTTGCCAACATGAAGTCAGACTTCACATAGTTAGAACCGTTTCGTTGTTCTAATGAACCCATACCTCTTGACGATACACCAAGTTGTGCACCTTCATCAATAAGACCTTTTACAATCTTACCATATGGTGTGTTCATTATTTTTGCTTCGCCCATATAATTACTGCCGTCTAATTTTAAACTAGTAATCATATGAGAAACTCTTTCTAGATTAACAGTTGGTCCATCAGGATGTCCTAACTCACCAAATGCTCTATTCTTATTGACGAATTCGTTAGTATATCTTGTAACTTCTTTCATCATTATTTGTTTAGGATAAACTCTACCGTTTCTATTCTTAATGTCAGATTGTAAGAACACACCTTTAATCTTATAGTTCTTCTTACCGTTACCTGCATCTTCGATTAGATACTGAGCGTCTTGTATTTCTTCTGAAATTAGTTTCATAGTTTTTCTCTCTCGTACTATTTATACATTTTATTATCTGAACTCGATTATTATAGTATAACTATCACCATTCGAAAAGTTTTTTGTTGATAGTAATACATCTCCCGTTGGCGTTGTTGCATTATTTGTTATCTCATTACTAGGTGTTCTTAAATCCCAAACACCTGTTCCTGATAATACACATGCAGTAGCATTTGTTGCCCCTTCCCATAATATCTCAACTCCACCATTTCTATTCAATGTATTAATTGACCAATTTATTCTTGAAATCTTTCTATTACCATCAGCAGTCATAAAGGTCTCATCAGCAGCAGTTATTTTCTCTACTAACGATTCACCAGTGCCGTCAGATATGTTAGTTAACTTTGTAACATACTTAACACCTGTTGTGTCTGCGAGTTGTAATACCGATACTGTATCTGCCATATTTACTCCTGTTTTAAATCTTTTAAAATATTTTGTGGACTTGTTATACCATAAGGGTCAGTTTCACAATTATCTTCTCTGCCTGGTTCTTCCCATAATTGTTTGACTCTTCCATTCTCTACTAATACTGCATATCTCCAAGAACGATATCCAAATCCTAAATTCTCTTTCTTTACTAACATACCCATTTGTCTTGTAAACTCTCCGTTACCGTCAGGTATAACTTTGACATTTTCTAATTCTTGATTTTTTGCCCATGCGTTCATAACAAAAGAATCATTTACAGACATACAGTAAATCGCATCAATACCTAACTCTTTATATTTAGGTGTAAGTTCTTCGAAACCTGGCAATTGATAAGTTGAACAAGTTGGTGTAAATGCACCAGGTAAAGAAAATAATATTACTTTTTTACCTTTAAAGTATTCTTCACTTGCAACATCTTTCCAATCAAAGTTTCCTTCTTCATCTTTCACCCTTGTTTTAAAAATTATATCAGGTACTTTCCAATTCATTTCACTCATTCATATCCTCCAATTTTTTGACATTCTATTACTATTATATACGAACTAACATTTGACTCACTATCTAAATGTATATCACCTATAACATCTATATCTTTTCTTAAATCTATTTCATTAGGTTTAAGACCATAGTTTCCTCTGCCTGTTACTTCTACAAATTTTGTTTCATCATTTTTAAAATATACTTTTACTTTACCTGTGCCTAAAACTTCGTAGTTTAGATTCGCAACACTTACTTTAGGTTCACTTGTTGCACCAGAAGAGTTTACTACATCTACAATAACCTGTTTTGCTTCTCCACCAACACCCGTAGCAGAGTTAATTATCTTTGTGTTGTCATCAACAATCTTTGTAACGGATATAGTCATCTTCTATATAATCCCAAAAGTAATTTAATGCTTCAGTAAAATGTAAAGGTTTTTTATCTTTTTTCTTTCCTAGAATAAATGATAATGTCCATCTGCCTTTGTCTGAAGGGTTCCAGGTAGAGTGTAATCTACCGACATTATATAAACTAGGTCTATCTATTGTTCTTTCTAAAACTTTTTTACAATGTTTCTCTTTTGCCCAAGCATATTTTGTTAACGGTCCTGGTTTCTTTCCTTTTAAAAATAATCTAATTCTTTCTGGTATCGTTGCCATTTTTATTTTACTACACTTAACAGTTCTTGTCATATTACTTTCATAAAAATTAACAACTTTAATTTTTTTCTTATCTATGGGTTCCCACCATATAGTCTTACTATCAGAAGAACCCCAACTGAAACTTAATTTAACTTTATCGGATAAATCTGGTGTATCAGAATGAATTCTAATACCATCTTTGGGTGCTGAATATACTGAATTAGTTTGTATTCTATACAGTCCTATTCTATCAATAAAATCTAATATAGGTTCAGTTAATAAATCCTCATCTTTAAAATATATAAATTCACAATAATCTTTTAATTCAATACTATCATATAATGTAGGTTTCTCAAAACTAAAAGGTAAATTTAAGTACCTATGATATAACTGCATTAACTTCTAGGTGCACAAGCACTTGCGTGTCCATCTGCTAATGTAATTGTATCAGTTGTTGTTTTTTCTATTACTATAGAATCACCGGCGGCGTGTAGATAAAATTGTCCTAAAGTTGTACCGGCGGCATTTTTAACAACACCAGTCTGTGTGGCAGCAGTTGCAACACAATGTACAAAGTGTGCATTACCTATTGCATTATCTGAAGGATTGTTTATAACACTTCCTTTTACTTTTATTGTATGACTCATCTTATTCCTTTATACTTTCTAAAATTATGTTATCTATAAATTTGTTTATTACTTCAGAACCTATACCATATTTTGCACACACTTTTTCTGATGCTGTATCAAATTTAACTAAAAAGTTTGCATTTGATTTATTAGTTTCAACTTCTTGAAGTATACCTTTTATACAATCTTTATGTTTAGGTGATAACTTTTTCCAAGACTCGTGTTTTAATAAGTCTAAATCTCCTACAATCTTACTTATCTTCGGCATTTGTTAAATCCATATCTACTTTCGGTTCTGCATTATTATTTATAACGGTTCCGTCAGGTGCAAATGTTCCTGTATCTGCAATCTCTGGTTTAGGTGCATTATGAGGTGCCTCTTCAAATTCACCTGGAACTTGATTAAACATAGACTTTGACATTTCTTTTCGTCTTGTTTCTAAAGCGTCACCTACTTTTGCTCTTATAGCATCTTTGAAGTCTTCACCAGCATCTGCTTGTTTATCACCCCAAATATTGTTTATAAAACTTTTTACTTGTTCACTCATTAATAATCTCCTCCTGAAATTTGTTCTTCTGGAGATGATATAATACCATCATCAATTTCTTTCTTAATTTGAGTATCCATATCATCAATTTCTTGTTCGTTTTGTTTTAAGATTTGTTTTCTAATATAATCTACAGAATAATATTTACCAACATAATCTCGCATACTCATTGCTAAATCTAATCTACTTCTTAACAGTTCTGTATCTTTTAGTTCTGCAAAATGACCATCTTGTAAATAGTCATATTGTATAGATTGTGAAACTGTATACCAATCATCTTCTGCAATAATTCTTTTAAGTATTAATTGTGTTCTTAAAATATCGTTAAACAATTCTGTAAATCTTTTTCTTAATCGTTGTACAAATTTTGTAAATTTAAGTTCATCTCTTGATATTTCAGATGCTCTTCCCAAACTAAAACCATCAGATGCTTCTAATCTACTAACTGGTACATTTAAACTTCTGTATAGTTTCTTTTGAAAATAATCAACATCATCCATTTCACCTAAATTCTGACCGCCAGGCAAAGTGCTAATATCAGTACCCCTTCCGCCCTCTCTAGATGGTAACCAAAAATCTTCCAACATAGACATGTAATTTCTGTCATCTCTTATCTCTCCTGTTGATGCGTCATAGACAAGTTTGTTTCTATATCTTGCCATAACATCTCTTAGGTATTGTTCTGCTTTTACTTTAGGTAAATTGCCCACATCAATTTTGAATATTCTTCTTTCAGGTGCCCTTGCAATTCTGTATATAACAACAGCATCTTCTATCATTCTTAANTGATTAACAGGTTTGATTGCCTTATGTAGATAAGACAATACCATATTTGCTTTATTTTGGTCTACTAGACCTGAAGGGCAAAATGCAATAGTATCTGGTGCAATCTTTATACCAGAACCTGCTGTTGATTGTTGCACACCTTTCTCATTGAATAAAAAGTATTCTATGTACTCATCAATCATTGTCATATTAGACTTATCATTAGGTCTAACTTTTTTAACTTCTCTAATTTTCTTGATTTTTCTAGGGTCTATATATTTTAATTCTGTGATACCTTTTGTTGGGTCATCTCTATCAATAATCTTTTGAAAGAAAATTCTACCATCAACATACCATCTTCTGAATATATCGTGACCTTTAACATTGAAATTCATTAATCTCAATATTTCTTTAAACTCTGTTTCTATCTTTCTGCGAACTTCTTTGCCGAAAGGTAAACCTTCTAAATTAACTCTTACAGGATCCTTCATTTCGTTAGAAACGATTGCCTCGTTAACTATGTCTTCAATTGCCATATCACACTCTGGGTGTATTGCAATCTCTCTATATCTACGGATTAAATCTGCTTCTGTCTTTGCAGTAGCGTCCATATCCAAAAAAGTACCAAAATAACCCCCAGCGTTGACGGTTTGAGTACCGTCATCCGCCTGGGTGGTCGTAAAGTTCTGTTTTGGGTCAGTTCGTTGTTTAACCCTGCTTATCTGAAATCCAAACAATTCTGCCATAATTTATTCTCCTATCACTATTTATCTACTTTTTAAGTAGTAGTATTGGACTCAAAATATTGATATGCCATTGTAACAGTAAATTCTTCTATAGAATCTGTATCATAACTTAGAGTGATTGCTGCCACAGCAGTAGGATATGCACCTCTAATTGTGTAAGATTTTATAGTAGAACCATTTCTGTCTAATTGGTCAACAAACAAATCAACTTGATAATCTGCAGGATTAGTTAGACCTTCGTTATCAGTATGGTTGTTTATACCATTCTGCCATCTTTCAAAAGCATTTCTTAAACTAAAGTCAGTATCATTTATAACGGTGAAAGTCATATCTGCATAACTTCTTTCTCCTGCAAATTTAACTGTTCTACCTCTAAATGTTATATTAGTTTCACCTACTGTAGAAGCAGGTAATTCTGCTCCCTTACATAAGAATGCCATTGTTTCAATCTCGCCTCCGACTTGAGAATAACCAGGAAAGGGACAAGTCACCTTAAACTGATTACTTCTTGCACCGCCACCAGCGAGTTTGGATTTAAAATCTGCTATATTTGCCATTGTTTTATTCTCCTCTCTCTATTAACCAGCGACTTCTTCAAAAGCGACGCCTGTTCTTGTTGCAATAAACTTCAATGTAATGAAATTAATACTTCTTGCAGGTTTGATAAAGATTTCTGCGAGAAACTCGTTTCTATCTATTACTTCGCCTGTATTATTAGTTTCGTCACAAACAACTAAGAAGTCTGTTATACCCCTTCTGCCTTGCACTTCTCTCAAGAACGGTTCTACAAGATTTCTAAACTGTGCTCTTGTGAACTCATCATTGAACTCAAAGAGTTGAAATTTAGAAGCAGTAGAAATTGCTTTTTCTAGAACAATGAATAATCTTCTTACATTAATTCTATCAAATGCACTTGGTGCTGTAAGACCAGTTTTATCTCCAAATAGAACTGTTCCTTGACCTGGGAATGTTACAACTGGATTTATTCTCTTAGGATATAAAGTATCTCTTTGTGTCTTATCTGGATTAAATGCTAACTTAACTGCACCTCTGATTACACCTCTGTTTAATCCACCAGGTGAGAACCAAGGGTCGTTTGTAATGTCTGTTCTTGCACACAATCCTGCAATATCTCCATTTAATGGTACATATCTATAGACATCTGCATATCTATCATAGGTATATTTGTATCCACTATCGAACACAACATATGATGATGATGCAATTGTTGAATAGAAATCTAATACATTTTTCATTTGAGTATTTGAGTTTGTGATATTTACAATATCTGACCTTTCTGGTGAACAGAAAGCAACACAATCTTTTCTTGATTCTGCAAGAGCAATCATGTTATCTACATGCGTAGCATCACCTTTACCAGCAATGATTAAACTAATATCAACTGTTTCAGCATCTAAGAATTTATCATATGCAGTTTTTGTTTCACCAGTTGTCTTAGCAGTACCATCTGAACCAGCAGATAAACTTTCTAAGGTTGGTGAGTTAACAGCAGTATAGGTTGTGCCTGATGCATTATTACCCCAATTTGAACCTGAAGTGTTATGGTCCATCCAATAGATAAATTGACTTCTATTGTATATTACATCTGGATAATAATTGTTGTCGCCTTGTTCTGTTTTAGCATCTGCCGCCTTTGACAGTTTACTAAATGTTTCTATCACTTGTCCAACAACGCCTGAAACTCCGCCATCTTCGTCTACTATGACAACATGAATTTCGTCATTTGAACCACTTCTGTTAGAAACAAAAGGTGAAGTTCCTGGTGCACCGTCAACTTGGTCGTAATATCTCCATCTTCTTCTTATGTTAACACCTGAAGCAGGTATTCTTTTAATACCGCCTGATGCTCTTGGATGTTGAACGATAGTAATATCATGTGTTGATATGCCAGTTATTCTGTATTGTTCGCCGTCATCATAATCATTTGTAGCAGCAGTTGTTGAAAATGAAATTACATCTCCTACATTAAGTGTACCACCATCTGTTACTGTAACAGTTGTATCTCCAACTGCAACTGTATCGTTTAATGTGGTAGCACCTTCTTCTTCAAATGCTGTTGCACTTGGACATGTAGATACTAGTAAGTTATTTCCCCATGCACCGCCTGTTCTAGCAGCGAATGTGCCTACTGCACCTTGACCTGATGCATAATTATTTGTATAGTCGTCTGTGTTTTTTATTAATAGTCCAGTTCCGTCTGCTGTTGCATTTAACAGTCCTGAATTTGTTACTCGCACTACTTTTAGATTGTTTGCATAAGATAAGAAATTAGCAGCGCTAAAAAAGTCTTCAAAGTTAGTAGAGTCTGGTTTGCCGAATGTCTGTACCAAGTTTTGTTCACTTGATATTGTTACAATTTCATCAACAGGTCCTTGTCTGAACTCGCCAGCAAAAGCGCCTATAGATGTAGATACGGCAGGAATAACTCTAGTTAAATCTATTTCCTGTACGAGAACGCCTGGTGATACTTGGAATGCCATAGGATTCTCCTCTATAATTAATTCGTTTTAATTCAAGTTTCGTATTATTCATACGCCCATATTCAAAATTTTTAATAAAACTATTTATAATTTAGACGATTTGCACTACATTCCTTTACGAACAACAGGATTCCATACTGTTCCGTATTCGTCTATAAATGGTTTTTCTTCTTCAGGTTGACCATCATCTATAAACCCAAAAGGTGCCATATCTTGTTCTACTAAATGTGCTTGTTCTTCATAAATCTGTGCTCTAATATTTGAATCTGTCATTTCTTTAAAATATTCTTGATTACTCAACCACCCAAATATAACTAGACACATTATTAAATCATCATTACAACCCTCTTCTGCCATCCAACTATTACCTTTTCTACTGAAGGTTGACATTTCTTCTATAATATTAAAATCATTTACTATAACTTTATCAGATTCTATAAGTGTTTTAAAACCAGAACAACCTAATTTTTTAATTTGTTTAGTCATTCTAACACCAATAGATGTTCCTCTACCACTAAAACCTGCACCTAATATTTGACCTGCTCTACCTCTTTGCGTTGTCATTAACATATTTTCGTATTCTAATTCATATTGCATAGTGTCAGATATTTGTTGACCTAAATCATTTACCTCTACAAGAACATGAGCATTGTTAAATCCTTTACAAGTTTTTTCTATGATACTAGGAAATACAAATGGTTTAATTTCATTGTTCTTATATGTACACACAACTTTATATGGTATTTTAGTAACATCTAGAATAATAAAAGCAGAGTAATCTTTTACCGTGCCTCTTGCAACATCAACTGTACATACATACAGTTTGTCTTTATCAGGTCTTTCAAACATTTGAAGACCTGCTCTAGATTCAATTGCAGGTATATAAGGTGTTGATTTAATTTTACTAGGTGCGATTAATGTATCAACAGAACCTAAAAACTCACACTCAAATTCTGATTGAAACTGTTCTGGTGATGTGTTTCGAATGGTTGCTTCTTTCCATTTTTCATCCCTACCTGGAACTTCTGACCAATGCACTTCTATTGGCACATAATCATTTTGATTATTTTGAGCATCAATCCATAGTTTATAATACATATTCATACCATGTGGCGTAGATACTATAATCATCTTTGTATTTTTACCAGATGATATTGTAGGATAAACAGAACTAAAGAACTGCTCAGCAATATTTGCAGGAACAAATGCAAACTCGTCTAAAAATATAATATTATAAGAACCACCTCTTATCGCACTAGATGAGGTTGCGGCGGCAATAATTGTAGATTTATTTTCTAATTCAATGCTACCTTTATTCCAATTTATAACACCTTGTTGTAACCATTTAGGTAAGTTTTCGTATGCAAGTTGCAATCTACCTAATATATCTCTAGCAGTAGATGATTTATTTGCAAGTATAGCAATGTTTGAGTTTGGATTAAACAATGCGTAATGTAAAAGATATGATATTGTTGTTGTAGATTTACCAGACTGTCTTGGCAATTTACATATAGTAAAACGATTATCGTGAATAGTTTGTACAATATGTTTCTGAAAAGGATACATTTTAAAAGGAACAAGACCTTCATCTAAAGAAACAATTTGAACATATTTTTCCATGAAGTACAAAGGATTTCCTGCACACTTTTGATATTCTTTAATTTGCTCTTTTGTAAACTCTACTTTAGTATTTACTTTTTTTAAGTTTGGATTACCTAAATATGCGTCAGTCAATTATAACTCCTTCAATATGTGTATAACCTAATTTCAATGCAGTAGTTACTCTTCTACTTCCTTTAAACACAACAAAGTCTTTTTGTATATATGGTACACCATTTGCACCCATAGTGCCTGTATGTGTGTCTTTTCTTATCTCTATAGGATTTAGTAATTCTTTGCTTTTAAGTAAATCATCAAGAATTAAATCATGTTTAACATAAGTTAAATCTTTAATCAGAAATATTCTTGACTTCTTTAACTTCTTTTTCGCTTTCAGTATCTTTACCATCTTTTAACATTTTCTGTAATTCAGCAGTTGAACCAACAAATAAGGCATTCTTAATGTTAGTATTTGCATTTTTAGGAACTTCTTTTAAATCTTTTAATTTCTTTTGCAAGTCTTGTAGTTTATCTGTGACTGTTGCAACTTGACCAATTAATTGACCAGCAACTTCATATGCTCTAGGGTGTTGACCTTCTTTTGCAATATCTAAAATACCATCTATTGCCTTTTGCCCTTTTTCTATTAACTCATAGTAATTCTCTCTACTATTTGTGTAGTCATTATCTATATCGTCTTTTTCTTTATCTTCTTTTCTAACAGTAGGTGCTTTAAAATCGTCCGTTTTAACTTCTGTAGTTTCTACACCTAATATATCATTTAAGTTATCTTCTAATTTAGACATCTTCATCTCTCACTTTATCATATCTTTTACCATCTGCAAAATTGCTGATAGTAGTTGTAAATCCAAAATCATCATCTGCATCTGCTGAAGTAGGATTAGGTACTACAACAATTCTTTCTTCTCTAGCAGAGGTTCTATCTGTATCTGTAAATAAATCTGATTGAACTTTTTTAATAACTTTTTGTGTTGTAGCAGGACCATATAGATAAGTTTTAGCAGTAAATGATAATGTGTAAATTACTGCTCTTCTGTTTGTAAATGAACCGTCATAATTATCAGAAAATCCAACATTACCTAATATAATAGGCACATCTCTTTTTAAGTTTAATTCAGGAACAACATTTATTGTTACTGTATAATCAGGTTGAAAGAAAGGTAATATCTGTTCTACTATTTGTAAACCACCCTCAGCAGTTGCAGTAAACACAGATAAATCAAAACCTATGTTATATGGAACAGGTGTATAATTATAATCTAAGACCTTACCACTAATACTACTCTTTACAGATTTGTGTTTTTGAAGTCTAGTTAGTTTTCTACTTGCATCATATTGTAACGATTTAATTTCAAACCCCATTCTAGGTAATGTGATTGCAAACTCTCTATCATCTAAACTTGCTTGTTGTTCTAATCGCA